CAGTCTTTGCGGTCGCCATGACCCTATCAATGTGTCAACACTACTTTAATTCATATCATCGAATAAAATTCACTACGATCCGACCCAGCCCCGGATTCCATCTTCACGCCGAAGGCGTACTGGGGCGCACCATAAGATACTCACCCCGCCGTCACCCACCCCTATGCAAAGCCATGCTACTTAGGGGGTTGGCTCTTTCAATCTCCTATCAATATACATACATTATATCAGATGACTTCGTCGCTGAGCCCGGAGGCTATGATTTATGCGTCAGAAAATGATAACACTATGTCCCACTACATGGGAGTATGCAAGCAAAATGAAGAACTTTAGCGGTTGGGTGCGCAAGCAATTGGAAGAACATGCGAAAGCAGAAGTGATCAAGGGAGAAAACCAGCCAAAGTTTGAGGCTACATGTGTCAAATGTGACCTTTGGTGGACCTTTCCGAATGCTTACCAAGCACAATACCATTATTGCAACCAATGCCACACCGCGTGTGAGTTCAAGGGGATGGTTGAATGAACACATGGATGGATTTAGTCCCCACCAAGTGGTTTGAGTTCAAGCACGACATCCATTCGTTTGCGTTCTGCAACGAATGCGATTTGTACGGCGAGAAGGCATGGGGTGGACCATACCGCGCAGTGCTCATCGATGCGCCATGGCCTGTGTTCCCTGACAAAGAACGATGGATTTGGGTGTGCGTTGACTGTTGGGGTGAAGAAGAATGACTACCTGCTACTGGTGCATGGTCGATTTGGCCTTGTTAGATGCTGGTCCTGCCATGCTACAACTCCGTGAGGTCTGTGACCTTGGCGAAGAAACAGTTTGGACCTTCTGCGGCTACACCTGCATGCAGAGGATGTTAGCGTGAGCAAGGGTGCAACCATCGAAGTGATCTGTGCGATATGTGGTCATCGTGCTGAAGTTCGACCACGAGTCGCTGCTCTTCATGGTACGCGGTTGATACGACACTTGAGAACGCTGCCACAGTTGTGGATTTGCGATAATCACCTAGAACCAATGATTGTCCCTGATGTCGCTGCGGAATAATCTGAAGGTTGGGTAGCGTCGGATGCGACTCATGTCGTCATCGAATGGGTCTTGTTCATTTTGCGCGTCAGCGGCATCACCATCACCAACCCAATACGATGATTCGGTTGGAAGTCTAGCCAGTTCAATGGACCCACGTGGATTGTCTTCCCGGTAACGTTGTCGTTCTCGATTATCCTCACGTTGATATTCGACAGCATCGAAATACTGACGCTCGCCGTCAGGTTTGAAGCGATAGTAATCGAACTCTTGTGGATCGTAGGAATACTCTGGCATCAATATCAAACCAATTGTTGAAGTTCGTATGAACGCTTGAGCCGCATCATGTAGGGCAACTCGTCTTCACGGAACATGCGACCACTCAGGCCGATGCGACATGCAGGGATGGTGAGTGTTTCCCCGGTTGCAGGGCGTCCAGTAGTACTAGTTGTCTTGACGATTTTGTAGCAGAACAAATTCTCTGCAGCCGTCGGCTCCTTGGAACCAAATCCTCCTGCGCTGATGAGTTGCATGTAACCTGAAAGCCCTAGCGTTGAATTGGGAACATACAGACTGTAACGCCCATAGATAATTTGACGGAAGTCCTGAGTGGTGCTTAGCATACCCGGAACCGTGTTGCCCATATCAGCAATCACGGTAAGAAGAGCCGCTTCATTAAATGGCACATCAGTAATCATCTCAATAATCTCAACTTTATTCACCGAGCCAGCGGAAGGACCTGAACCACTGAGTTGAAGAATAACGCCGGGGTCTTGATACATAGTTTCGTAAGTAGCGAAGGTCAAGTCTTCCATTGCATATCCGGATAGATCTATCCTGCTATCAAATATCAGAGCGTTGTCTCCTAGACCTCTCCAACCGTTCGATGACTCCCATACACGAGTCGCACTGTATGCAGTGTCAACAGGTGGAAACATTGCGGAAAGGGTTTCGTTACGGTCTTCTAGTGCCATGGTATCAACTCAGAATTTATCTCTTACTTTTCTTGGTAAGTCTATGGGCTTCTCGCTGTGCTCGCTTGAATCCGTTCTTAGCCCAAGCGCCGGATTTGAGTTTGTACTTTCCAGCGATCCGCTTGAAGTTTCGGCCGTACCGCTTACTGTAATCTGAAGCCTTGCGCTTCGCTTTCCTTTCGGCAGGCGCAGCCATTTGACTAACCGGGCCAGCGACATCAGGAGAGACGCCAGCACTTTCAAGCAACTCCTTTAGGAGCCTGCATGTTTCGCATGCCATTCAACTCGCCTCAGTTGTCCGAAGCAGTCGATTGAATTGCAATGGCCATCCAGTCCTTGCTACCAAGTTTGACAACACGGCAGCGAATTCGGACAGTGCAGGATAGATCAGCAGCGCCAACGGCTCCCAATGTATCGACACCAGCAACAAGGTACAGGCTATCATTGACAACCATGAACGCCTCAGATAGTGAAGCGTTGCCGTGGTTGTCAGGGTACAAGTCACTGGACATCGTGGTTACATTGTTTCCAAAGTCGATGTTCATTGCACCGGAAGCGATGAGGGATTGGTTGTCTGCTCGGACAAAGGCTGTACTTGGGTTCAAGTCAGTAAGTTGGAGAGAGAGTGCTGCATCGCCAGTTACCATGGATGAAGCCAAAGCGAAGTAAGTAGAGCCACCTTGCCAAATGAAATCCACTTGGTCGATGGCGACGGCTTGCCCCGTAGCCACATTCACATATGCTCCTAGATCAATGGAGCCTTGGACCCTTGTGCCACCTGCTGAGGTTGCGGGTAAGGTTACAGTTTCAGTCAAGTAAAAGGAGCCAGTCTTTGCGGTCGCCATGA